TCCCTGCGAATAGTATTGTGGAGTTCACCCTATCTCAGAGTGTCCCGGCGAACGGTAGGCTCCATATGGATACTGCCGCGTTAGTGTCCAGTTATACTGCGGGTGGAGTCATGATTGAGCAGGTCCAGGGTGTAGTAACGAGCTCTTCGAGCGCTACAAGTCTCGGAACGGTTGGTACTACGGCATCTGGATCGCTAAATAGACTCGATAGAATCCAATACGGTAGCAATCGTTGGAGTACTTCCGCGATTCGCCAATACCTTAATAAATCTGGAAATGACTGGTTTGCGAGTGCTGAAAATTTTGATATTCGACCGGATCAGTACGCTAAAAAAGGATTCATGACGGGTTTCGACGAGGATTTTCTCAATGTTCTCAAACCCGTTAAAGTTACTACTGCTCTGAATACGGTTGAAGGTTATTCCGCAGCCAGTGAAGATACTTATGACACGTTTTTCCTTTCTTCTCTTCAACAGATGAACATTACTCCTCAACTTGCAGACGTTGAGGGATCCGTATTCCCTTATTGGAGGGAGCGGCTTGATTTGGAGGGGTACGCTTCTACATATCCGACAGTCTATGACGCTTTCAAGATTCCAGCAATCAACAACGCTTCACCGCAGTATGTTCGTTTGCGGAGTGCGAGTCGTGGTTATGCCTATGCCACCTGGCTTGTTAATAGTGCAGGTTCCGTGTACTACTACGGCCACGCCAGCCCCGCGCTTCGTTTCTCTCCGGTTTGTGTAATTTGTTAAGGAGGAAAATACCATATGCGATATGTTAAACATACAATGAGCATAGCTGAAAGGCAGAAGCTCGAGGTGGCGGCTATGAATGCTGAGGCTGTCAATGCCACGACGAGTATCGGCTTCGTCAAAATGGCGGAAGAAGGCATCCTCGACGAGGTGACTGCCGGAGAGCATATGTCTCTTTTCGCTCCTTGGGGACCCAATATTACTTATGTTCGCGGCAATCTCCGTACTTACACGACCGATGACGGAGTTACCAAACTTTATAGGTGTATCCAGACCCACACCAGTCAGGAAGATAAGACTCCGGACACAACAAAAGGTCTTTGGACCGTAATTTACGATCCGACGATCGAGTATCCGGATTGGAGTCAGCCAATTGGTGTGAGTGATGCGTATCAGCTTGGGGATAAGGTTACCCACAAAGGTAAGCATTGGGTGTCTACCGTGAACGACAATCAGTGGGAACCCGGTGTTCGTGGCTGGGAGATGTAAGCAATGACGAATGAACAACACGTCTGGCAATACCTGTGGGAACGATTGGGTAATGACTACGGCGTAGCTGGCCTTATGGGTAATCTCTACGCCGAGTCTCAGCTCAATCCGATCAACATGGAAGATTCCTACGAGAGATATTTGGGCATTTCGGACGAGATCTACACTAAAATTGTGGATGACGGCTCTTACGATAGATTTGCTTCGGACGGGGTCGGTTATGGTATCGCCCAATGGACATTCAGTACCAGAAAACAGAATTTGCTCGCGTTCGCCAAAGAAAAGAACAAGTCGATCGGAGATCTTGATATGCAGCTTGAGTTCCTTTGGAAGGAACTTGCTAGTCAGTTCAAGAACGTTCTTAAGACTATTATCAACGCTAAAAGCATTCAAGAGGCATCTGACATTGTCCTTACCCAGTTTGAGAATCCTCAAAATCAGAGCGATTTTGTGAAGATGATACGAATGAAGATGGGCGAGAAGTACTACAATTTATATTCTGTAGAAGCGAAGAAGGAGGAAGCAATGAGTTACGATCCTAAAAAGGTAATCGCGGTGGCCATGAATGAGGTTGGATATTTGGAGAAGAAAGACAAAACCATCCTCGACGACAAGACTGCCAATGCCGGCAGCAACAACTTCACTAAGTACGCTCGTGATCTGGATGCTCTGGGCGTGTACAACACCAAGAAGAACGGTGCTGCCTGGTGTGATATTTTCGTAGACTGGTGCTTCGTGCAGGCGTACGGCCTTGAAGCTGCTATGAAGATAACGTATCAGAAGGCCGGTTCTGCCAATTGTGGTGCTGGCTGCAAGTATAGCCGTCAGTACTACAAGAACAATAAGCGTCTATTTGACACTCCTGAGATCGGTGACCAGATATTCTTCTGTTCTGCCTCCGATCCCAATACCATTCAGCATACCGGTCTTGTGTATGATCTCGACGAGACTTATATTTACACCATTGAGGGTAATACGTCCGGCGCGAATGGCGTGATCGCTAATGGTGGCGGCGTCTGCAAGAAGAAGTACAAGAGGACCTATGCTCGTCTTGCTGGGTTTGGTAGGCCGAATTGGGGTTTTGCTTCTTCCGAGGGAGAGAAGCCCAAGGAGACCCCCGTCCCCGCCAAGCCTGTTATTACCTCTGGCCATATGCTGACTATCACCGGTAATGCGAACATGCGGACTGGTGATTCCACGAAGTATAAGGCTGTTGGCGTGGCTAAGAAAGACGAGTCTTTTGAGCACGTCGCAACGTCTCTTGCTACTGGTTGGTATGCCATTCGGGTTGCCGATGGCAGCGTCCTTTGGATTTCTAACAAATACGCTAAAGTTTGGCAGGTGTGAGAAGCATGAGTGAAGCTGTCATCGCGGCTATTATCACAGGTATATGTGCAGTTCTTTCTCAGCTTTTGATCTCCCGTTCATCGAACAAGGATATTCTTGCTAAGATGCACGAAGAGACAATGGCTAATGAAGCCAAGATCGAGAAGAGGCAGGCCATCACGGACACAAAGTTGGACAATCTGGCATCTGAGGTCCGTGAGCATAACAATTTTGCCAAGAGAGTGCCCGTTCTCGAGGAGAAAGTGGCAAATCTTGAACGGAAAGTAGGTTGATCGACCATGATGTCCAATAAAGCTTATGATGTCCTTAAGTGGATCGCTCAGTATCTGCTCCCGGCTCTTGGTACTCTGTATGCAGCTCTGGCTAGTATTTGGGGTTTCCCCTATGGCGAAGAGATTGTGGGTACCATTTCGGCCGTAGATATTTTCCTTGGTGTGATACTGGGAATCAGCAAGGCAAAGTATGACAAGTCTCTTACGGTGCCTGAGAATGATACGGACGAATAATTGATATTTGTATGGGTGCTCATCGAGTTTGGTGGGCACCCAATCATGAGAACACTGGAGAGTGCAACTTTCACACATCCTTTTATTTTTTTCTCTTCCGCGATATTTACAGCCTCGTTTATGAGGAGGTATAAACCATGAAAATTATAACGGAGTATCAGGAGCACTGTAAGACACGAGCGATCGTTGGTGACATGTGGTTACTTCAGCAAGGAATCAATTCTTTTAATAAGAAGTCTGACAATCCATGGAGCAGAGCGTTCTGGGCTGAGACAGTTCTTGAAAGATTGAGAGAGATTAGGAAGCATGACGAGATGTGTTATCAAACAGTGGTTTTGTATTACAGGCAGGAACTTCAAGAAGCAGTCAAGGTTTACCGCGAATCGAAGAAGACGGAGTCCTAACAAGGACTCTTCTTTTTATCCTCCGCGAAATAATCAGCTTCTATAATGGAAGACTAAGATTATATTTGGAGGTGGTAGACCATGATGGCGATTATAGGAGCGGTAATGATCGCTGGCGGGTGTTTGCTGATAGCCAAATGGATTAAAGGTGATTGAGAATGTTAGAGCCCGATTACAAGGGCTCTTTCATTTTGCCATTTTCTATTCTAAAATAGAACTCCTATTCTAGATTAGAAAGTACGATGGCAAGTGTGCTGGAGTCGTGGACCGCTGAAGCTGTAAATCGTTATCTCTACATTATATTTTAGATGGAGGATGTATTAATGAGTACCACTATTCGCCCAGAAGTGTCGGAACGCAACACCTTTTATATTTCTCGTCATCGCTACTATGAGCTCAAGCATTTCTGTTTGCAGTATCCTGAGTGGAAAGCGAGCTATCACGCTGTAGACGGTATCTCCTCGAGGTCTGCTAGTCTGCGAGAGAAGATCTCGGAGGGCTCTACGTCTGACCCCACGGCCATGTATGCTGAGATCAAGTTATATTTTAGCGAGAGAATGGAGATGGTGGAGAAAGCCGCTATGACGGCAGGTGGTAACTTTAGTGATTTATTGCTCAAGGCAGTTACGGAGGGTTGGTCTTATGAGCGTATGTGTCCTCCGTGCTGCAAAGAAGTCTGGTACACAGCGTATAGGAGATTCTTCTGGCTTCTGGATAAAGCCCGCAAGTAATTTCCCAAAATACAGGACG